AAGATATTTTGTATTTTTTCTTGATAGTTTAATTGGAGTAGGCGAAAAGATTACGAGTCATAATACATATGACGGTAGACGCAAATACGACAAGATAACAGGTAAAGACCAAATTAGAACGGTTATCCATATACTGTCTGAGATATATGTTACAGGTACAAATAGTTATTTAAAAAATTCACAATTGGAACCGTTTAATGAGTATTTGAGAATACTCGATGAATTAGAAAATGATAAGGTTCATGAAAATTTTCTTCTTTATCTGATGCACGTTAAAAAAGAAAATTTCTGATATCTAATAAATTACGCGAAACCAAGATTTGAACTGGTAGTGGAAGGTACACTAATTTCATTCCAAGTGCTACCAAAGTTGTTATTCGTATATTTTAAAGCCGGTGTTTCAGGGTTAACATTGGCATTTTCTTGTGTTGGGGCATTACAGAACAGGAGACTAGGTGGATATTCAGGACCGGCTTTCGCAGATGCCAACAAAGTAGTGGAACCAGGTGCAGTGAAATATTGTTTGGATCCTTTACCTGCTTTAAATTGTACACCAGGTTTTGCTCCAAAACTGCCACCTGTCGATTTTGCTATACCGGTTGTAGAAGGTCTTTGGCCATAATAACAATGATTCTTTGTACTGTCTTGTAAAGGCGAAGAACTACTGCTTGATGATATGGAACAGGGGTTAGAATAACTGTATGACGGATCTGTGCATCTACAATTGTTTGGTGATGCGTTACATTTATAAGATAACAACGGAACGACATTGTGATACAAATCTGCCATTGGATGTTTAACATTGGTGGATGACGGCATTTTATCTTTTTAAAAGATAAAATTTTAAGATAAAGCATTTTTGTTTTGTGTAGCTGTATCTGTTGTGCAGTGTAAATCAGTGTAACACCATACTTGGTTTGGATCATATAGACAGCCGTTTAAGTTATGTTCTGTCCCTGTATAGAATATTATTTCTATCATTAATATCAAAAAGGCAAAAGTATTAAGCAACATTAAATAGTGCATTTTATTAAGCAAAACATTTATTTTCTTCTTTTTTGGAACAGTAACCTATACATATTTTATCGTTACAAGTATTGTCACTGTCTGAACAGATGTAAGGTCTATGACCACATTGTCCTGGGTTTCCCGGTGTCCCATCTGCCATCGGACAAGTAAAGCGAGGACATCTGAATGATTGTCTTGATTCACAGGTTTTTAGTTTCTTTTTAGCCAATGCTTCTGCTATAGCTATAATAACTATAAGGGTAATAAGAAATCCCAAACTTACTTTCAAATAATTGGATGTTTTCATTTTAATATTATAATAAAAATGGATTTCCACGATTATGTTGCTAATTACGCTCTACAAAACGATAAAGATATTCAATTGAAAACTTCCTTAAGACAGGAATTTTTTGACCTTAGAGGGGGTGCAAAAGAAGAAGTTCCAGAGCGCGGAGAATTCTTCAAACACCAAAACCTCTTTACACGGTATTTGAGACAATATGATAGGATTTTTAACATCCACGAAACAGGAACTGGTAAAACAGGTTCTATAATAGACGCCGCAGAGACATTTAGAAAAGAATTTATTGGGATAAAACGAGTATTAGTCATAGAGCCAGGGAAACCAACACTTGACGATTTTAAATCACAAATTGTAAAATTCTTTCCAGATATATATGGAGATAATGAAAGTAAATCTGATTTTATACGAAAACGCAATATCACTAAAAAGGTAGAAAAATGGTATATTCTGGATACATATGAATCCTTTTCAAATAAGATTTCAAAAATAGGGTTGGAAGAAATAGAGAAAGATTTTTCAGACACTATGATTTTTTTAGACGAAGCGCATAGAATGCGTAACTATGGTGATTCTGATAAAGAAGATGTTAATATTTATAATAATTTATGGAAACTTATTCACACCGCAAAAAGAACAAAAGTGATAGTTGGAACTGCTACACCATTGGTAAATTCTGTGAATGACTTTGTACCGCTACTTAATCTCTCATTACCCAGTAATCAACAACTACCTATAAAAAATTGGGACTATTCAAATGTTACTCTCAATCAACTTGAACCGTATCTTAGGGGTAAAATGACATTTGTTCGTTCTTTAGATACGGGTGTTGAAATAAACTATGATGGTTCTAAGATTAAATTTCAACACATATACAAGAAACCCGTAGAAGGAGAAAAAAACATGATACCTTCTATTTCCAAAACTATAGACGACAAGGGTAATATAATAGACAGTGAAGACATTCCACAAAAGCTAAATAAAACTGTTGATGTGAAATTTAATTCTGATATGAATATTACATTACTTGGTTCTAAAAACAAAAATGGCAACACACTACAACACGTATCGATGTTGAGAGCGAGAAAGGCAAAACAATCGTTTGAATTGGCGACGAGAGAGTCCAGTGTGTTTGTATTCCCCAATGGTTCATGGGGTGTAGAAGGCTTCAAAAACTATGTAAAACAGGTAGACGGAACTTATAAATTTAAAAATAACGATATCAAGGATTATTTGACAAAAAATAATGAAGTAGTGGTAGATAAACTTTATCAATTGAGTTCTAAATTTTGGTTTTATTTAAATAAAGAGATAGAAGCATCCAAAAGGTCTGCGCCAGGGAGTTCCTTTTGTTATCTTGAATTTGTTAGTGGTAGTGGTGTTATCTTACTTGGTATGATTTTGGAATTATTTGGATTTGAGAACTTTACACGGCGGTCTTCGGTTTTTTTTAACTCTAAATCCCAACGCGTCATGCAGAAAAATTTCAAACCCAAGAAAAGATTTGCTGTCATTACATCGAAGACTGAAAATATAGATAAGATTATTGAATTGTTCAATTCAGAAGAAAATGTTGATGGTCGGTATCTCCAGATTATAATAGCCTCTAAAGTAGCAAGAGATGGTATCAATTTATCCAATGTTTTGAGAGGTTACATTATGAGTCCGGGATGGCACGAGTCTGGTATGTATCAGGCTCTTAGTAGATTCATAAGAGCTACTTCGCACAAGACGATGCTTGACATGGGTAGAGATGTCAAAATCGATATTTACAAGTTGGCCACTTGTATTGACACCGATGTTCTGAAGCAAAATATCGATATTGATGGTATCAGAGAGACATCGATAGATGTTTACAATTATATAAAATCAGAAGAAAAGGATCTCTACAATCGTATAATTTTGAAACATATGAAGAATGTTTCTTTTGATGGGATTTTGAACTACATGAGAAATTACAGAGATACGGACCAAGAGTTTACAAAACAGACAGATTACGATGTAAAGTTCCCGGAAATGTGGTCTGGGAGAAAAAGAATAACCAAGAAAGAACTTGTGACCAATACCAATAAATTATTCTATTATGAGAAAAATATTCAAAAACTGGATAAATTGATAAACGAGAGATTGTTCAAGTTTAAAATAATAACCATAGACGAGCTTGTAAGATTTTCAGAACAGAACAGTATAGATATGTATTATATTTTTCTCTATATCAATAAATATCTGCAAAAATTAGCTATATTGGACAATTTGGGAAACAAGAGAAAAATCATGATAGAAGGAAATGTAATCTATCTGGACAATACTTCGTACCATTATACTGAAAACAAACTTAACTTCCTAACCGAGATAGAAAATAAAAAGGTAGAGGATATTGATTTGTTTTATAATAATATTGCTGATTTTGATATCGTAAAACTTGAAGAATACATCAGAAATTATATATGGGTAATGGATGCGAAAAACAAACCAGTAACCGGTGAAATAGTTCCAAATCAGGAACGCGTTATTAAAATATTAGAAGATTGTATACTTAATATACGAAATGGGTCAACAGACCAAACCAAACTTAACATCTATAGACTTTTTGTTCACTATATCAACAAAGCCGATTACCCATATAGTAAGGTCGAAGAAGTTCAAAATTCATATGAAAAAATATCGTCGAAAGCTGGAAGAACAGCAAAAAAATATTCTATATCTAAACTCTCGGGTATAACTTTCGATAAGCAAGACACAGGAAAAGATACAGTGTATTATCACTTTTTCAATATAGTTACAGAGACTAACAATATTGTAAATATATTCAGACGCGAAGATAACAAAGTTAGGATTTTGAAAGCCAATGCAAATGAATTCGTAGACGCAGATGTGGCAGAATTGCCTATATTCCAAAATTACTACAAACAGGATATAAAACTGTGGATGGAGAAATACCGTCAACCAGCAACTGATGGAGAGACAACATATGGAACCATATATAGAGATAACAAGTTTAGAATTATCAAACCTCCTTTCGAAACATCAAAAGGTACTGTATGTGGTACGAATAAGGAAGTACCATTACAGCTTCTCTCCACAATCAATCTAAATACGGAAAATTTAGATATGTTATATGATATAATGAGAAAATATAAAGATTTCATAAATGAAACTCTGAAAATGACTAAAGAAGAACTTGAAAAGGATTATCTACCAAGAACATTCGAAAACATTAATGCTCTTAGAAATCACTATTTCTGGGATAAAATTATGATTAAAACGTCATCAAAAGAACTTTGTGAATTCTTGAAGTCATATTTCAAAATTAAAAATAAACTGCTATTTACTCTCTAAATTATCAAACCACCTCCACCTTCGAGATTTGTGTTAAGGGCTATGCCAGACATTTCTATTTCGTGTTTTTTGATAAAGTTAACAAAAGGAATGAAATACTCTGTTTCTGTTAATATAGGAACATCACCGCAGAAATCAAAATCATAGTCTTCGCCATCGTCAATCAACACAGCGTTTTGCTTATAGAATTCTATATAAAACTCTCTGAAATCGGTACGATTTACTTCACCAACTTCGCTAAACGCAGTCTTTAGATAGTCTAAAACTTCCTCTTCCTCTTCATCCATATCGGAACTAATGTCCCTTTCCTCCTCTTCTAAATCAGAGCCTTCCTCTTCATCTTCTACTTTACTTGTATTTTTAGGAATTTTCTTGCCTTTTTTGATTTCTATTTCAAAAGATTCTTGGAACATTTTTACTAATTATTTTATTTAACAAATTTTAATTAAAAGTTAATTAATTAAAATGCTTGAGAAAATTCAGAGTATTCTTTATATCTCGTTCTTGATTTTGTTAATATGGCAATTAGTATTTTCAGAAAACTCTTTGATGGGCAAACAAGAAGCCATGTTTGAAATAGACGGTAATACCTATATAATATCCAACATGGGTGGCAATAAGAAGGTAGACCCGGCGAATATCAAAAATGTAGGCACGAGAGTGTCTTGTGATACTTTGAAAGACATTACCGGACAACAGATAATCACAGATGCTGGTATTACTGGAACGAAAAGTTTCATATCAGGAGAAAAGTTGTCAGTGGACTGTATAGAGCCGTTTTCGGGTATAGCCATTGACTACCTACCCAAGGATTTCTATAGTTATAGAAACAACGGACCAAACAAAGATGTATACGAATTCTACGACAGAGTGGCGCTAAATGAATTCAAGAAAGAAAATCTTTCAAACGGTGGTATTAAGCATCTAAATATACCTTATACTGTGGATCATTGCTTTACAAATTCAGCAGGAGAGTATAGTTGTGAAAACAACCCTCCCATTTCAGTGAGGAAAGAGCGTATTAGAAACTACCTGAATTCGAAGATAAATGATATTCTTTGATAGCATCTAAAGTAGGTATAAAGTTCTCATAATCGTTCCTTTTGAAATCAAAAGTTATGTCCAACTCTCCTTCTTTATCTAAATATTTGTCAATTATAGAGAAAAGTAATTTTTCATGTTTATCCAGGTCAATGTCCAATTTTAATAGATTAAGTAGTATGTTTTCTGCCCTAAAAGAGGTTATAATACTGGGGGTATAAATATTGTCACAAAATTTCAACAATTCTAAATGTAAAACCAAGATTTCATGCACGTCGGTATGTGTTTGGCATATAACAGTGCTAATATGGTGTGCTCTTTTCGTTCCTATAAGAAAGTAACGCATATCTTGGAGCAAAAATCTAAATTTACCCGAAGGAGTTAACATAAAATCTAACATTTTGTCTCCATCGAATATATTAAATATAAAATTTATAAGAACATTATTGAAACTTATAACCATATCAAATTCTAAAAATAACAACATCAGAACATTTTTTCCGTATTCCATCAAGATAGATTCTGTGTCAATTTTTCTTTCAATATAAGATTTTAGAATAATCTTATGTAAATTAATCATCGCGATTACATATCCACAGATTGTTTTCGCGTCCGAGTCTTCGTCGATGTGTAAGCGTTTTTTGATGTCATCTTGTTCCTCCTTTAAGAGATGTTCGCGAGTACAAAAACTTGGGTCCCAAAAATCAATGCTAACATACTTTTTCTCATAATTTCTATTAATATGCTGTCTCAATAATCCTTTAGAATAATTTTTGTAAAATAAATTTATATAAGTCCCATTCTTATAGAACTTTGCTACGATGTAATCGCCTTGGTATCTTTTTTTATAACGAGTTTCTGTTGCTAACGATATTTCGTTTTTCAAATCATATAAAGACATTTTTATTAATAAATAAAATGGAAAAGAGTGTTTATGATAAAATCAAAAATATTTGGGATAACTGTAAGAAAGGTGATTCAAAGTGTCCCAAAATTACTCCGTCTGTATATTTTGCCAAGAACGATAACGACGATATCTATTTTGTAGCTAAAGATTTTTCAACAATAGTATATCTCATTTACATTAACGAAAAGAAGCCTTATACATATATCATACCGAAAAAATACTTAAAAGTTCAAGAAGAGGATGAAATGAAGTATTATATGATATTAAAGACATCGAAACTGGATCTCGTGAGTTGTAGCAACAATCAAATAGACGATTTTGATACATTTGTAGTAAAAAATATCATAAGTAAAATAAAACTAAAATGAGTTTGCCTGTTATAAAACATCAAACGCCAAGCATAGGTGTTTTCGAAATGCGCAGTGAGAGGGAAAAATCAGACGTGATATTTGAAAAGTGGGGAGAAATGAAAGAAGATATTTTGTCACAGTTGGACCAAGATACTATTTCCATTTTAACATCTGCGAAATGTATGTCGAAATCTCTAACATCTAAAAATAGACTATTACAGACCGAAAACTGCTATGGTTGTAATACGGTGAAGCATTTTATGGAAGAATTTTATGTAGATGAAAACAGAGAGATAAAAGTTCAGGCAGGTGAGAATATTAACTCTGTTATAAAAATTTTCTCCTATAATAATTTTGACACATCACTTATCCATAAAGATAAGGTTACACAGACCAGCAACCCGTTCTTGAATTATGTTATAGTGTCCTGTATAATGGAAAAAATACTTGTAAGTAAAAATTATCCTTCGTATATACCCTATCTTTGGAGTTATATCTGTAATGAAACGTTTAATATTTTGATAAATATTAGACATATGAAGACATTGAAAGAGATAACATTAAACCCCAGTTTGGCAAAAAGTTCGCCATTGGCCAGAACCACTGTACACAATGTTCTGACAGAGAAAATTATGAAAGATATTTTCACTCAACTTGTGATGTTGTGTCATTTTTACAGCAGATATCGTTACAGTCACGGAGAGCCATCTATCCATTATGTTAATTTCAGTCCACGCAAAGCCAATTTTGTGTTTCAAGGAATTAAAGTAAATTCACAAATTACTCTTAACATATCACCAAGCACAAAATCTTCGATAGAATACAAAGGTATTCGTTACGGGTTAAATAAGACACCGAAAAAATTTTTAGATGTGCCGGTGGAATCAAGAGACGTAGGATTGGATAATTTATATTACTGTGGTGATTACGAAAAACATAGAATCGAATATTACAAAATAGGAAATCAATCAGAGAAATTTAAACAGGGAACTATTAATAGTTGTTACTTTTTTGAATCCTTTGATTGTATAATGTTCCTCAGTTCTCTGGTATCGGATAAGTCCTTCTTTGAAACCTTTGAAGATAGCAAATTCTTCAGTATATGGAGAAATCTTTGGAAACCGGAAGAATACGACAGTTTGATGTCAAAATTGACAAAATCAAAAAGTAATTTTGATTCTATCTTTGACGTTGTCAAGAACTACCATATCCGTAAGGACGCGTTGAAATACTGTATGGGATGTATTTTAAATCTTCAAAACTAAAAGAACACTGAGAATAATTTAAATATGTTTATATTTAAATGAGCAAGGAAATAATTGAAAGCAAAGGAGGTAACATTCTCAAAGATGCTGAAGATGTCTTTGATGAGATTCAGATAAAATGTAAAAATGGTCATAGTTTCAAACTTCTATCCAATGATATAGTAATGGGAGAATGGTGTAAAGAGTGTACCGAGGATACACGACTTGATGACAAATTAACAGAATTACAATTACCTTTTGTTAAAAATCATTGCGTGGGCAAATATGAATATCAGTATGCTATCATTACAAAAACACGTAAATATGTAATTTTTGATAATACAATAAATCGCGATAAATTATGTTCAAATGCGCGGTCAAACGATTTCAATATCATCATTGTGGATGATTATGATAAGGACAATATGAAAACCCTGATATGGAGTGCTGTGAAAGAAAACAAAGATTTTACCATCATCGAGACAGTGAAGCAGAAGGAATACGAAGAGACCTGTAGCTTAACTAAAGCTATGGAGAATGATAAAGAAGACACTGGTTCTATGATAAAATATGCTCCGCCTCCTTTTCCACCAAATACTTCGAAGGCTGTTGGGTATATACGGGTTTCTACGGCTATGCAGGTTCAAGATGGTTTCTCGTTAGACGCACAAGAAGCAAAAATTTACAGAGAATGCGTTAATCGCAATCTATTCTGTAGAGGTTTATATATAGATAGAGGTATTTCAGGAGGTTCCACACAGAAACGCTTAGGGTTACAGGAAATGATGAATAGTTTGTCAGAAGGAGATTGGGTTATTACATCTTCGGTGAGTCGTCTTGCTCGTGATACAGTGGATTTGTTATCCTTATCAAAGAAAATTGAAGATATGGGTTGCCATTTAGTTGTGATAGACCTGAATTTAGATTTAACGACCCCATCTGGTAAACTTATACTCACACTGATGGGTAGTCAAGCACAATTTGAACGCGAATTGACATCAGAACGCGTTAAGACTGTTATGGGACATTTGAAAGAAAAGGGGATGTTACGCACTAAACCAGTTTATGGATGGAAACTTAATCCCAACAGAGGTGAAAATGAACCTATGCATGTCCGCGATGAACACGAACAAGAGACAATTAAGCGTATTCGCGCAATACGAAACATACATCCTAATAAGAAGATTACTGAGTTTACTCGCATTGTCAATGAGAGTAAGTTATCGCCACCGCGTAAAGCAAAGACATGGTATCACGGAACATTAAAAGATATTATGAAGAGAGAAGGCATAAACTGATTTTTTAGGTAAAATAATTTTAAGATAAACAAAAATGACTACTGTCAAAAAATTCTTCAAAACCTCTAACACAAAAGAAATACTTGAACCAATTAAGAAATCCTGCAAGCTTACAGAGAAACAAAAAATGATCGATTCTATATTTAACCCAGATAAGGAAGGAATTTCGGCTTGGATTACAAGAGAACGGTTAGAAAAAACTAAATTGAAGTGGGGTAACAACGGAATTGGAAGACACGGTGTGTTTTTTGGTGATAAAAGATATATATGGGAAAAACAAGGAAAAAGTAAAATATTAGCAATTAGAACCAATGGTTTTAATCTTGACGAATTGTGCGGTGCGAGTCGTCCTATAAGAACAAATATAGATAAGCATTATAAGAAAACAGCTTGTGTTGTTTGTGGTAGTAGAAGTTATTTGGTTACAGATCACAAAAATGATTTGTATAATGATCCAAGAGTCCTTAAAAAAGAAACTCAAACGTTGGATGATTTTCAGTGTTTGTGTAATCATTGTAATTTACAAAAAAGACAAATATCAAAAATTACAATAAGAAATGGAAAACGAATTGGAGCTACATCAATACCAAGTGTAGCTGTATTTGGAATAGATTTCATCGAAGGCGATGAATCTTATGACAAAAAGGACATAAACGCTATGAAAGGAACTTATTGGTATGATCCTATTGAATTTATGAAATATATAAAGGATAATCTTAAAGTATCTTCATAATTTTATCATAATATTCTTTGGAGATTTCACATCCTTTGAAATTTCTATTCGTATTCCTACAAGCTATGGCTGTTGTACCACCTCCTAAAAATGTATCCAAAACTGTATCATTTTCATTACTATGTTTCTTTATCAATTCTTCTATTAAGGGTATACTCTTCTGTGTAGGATGAAATCGTTCTTTGCCACCTTGTAAAGGAAAATTGTAAATGGCATTATCGTACTTACTGTTAAATGTGGGTTTACCATCTTTAACACCAAGCAAAGCTATCTCTCTACAATTGGATAGATAATTGACTCCTGAATTCAATGGCTGTGGATTTGTTTTGATCCATTCTACGAATCTAATTTGTTTGAATTTGTATTTTTCCATAATTTCTTTCAGTGTAGTAATTTTCCACAAATCAAAGAAAATAATTAGTGTTCCTCCTTTTCTTAACTTTTTGTAAAACTGAGATATAAATTTATCTAAAATATCGATTGTAAAATCTTTATCCCAATCTCCATAATCAGTTTTGACACAGTACTTTTTCCCATAAACGGTACCATATTTCATATAATTATATTTACCTTCGTCTGTTTTTATATTTTTTATGAGTTTGTATTCTTCCCAATCTTTCTCCGTTTTCATATATTCTATACAATTATCTTCGGCCTTTTTGACTTTGTTATAATGTTTATTCATCCCAGTATCTTTGGATATAATATATGGAGGGTCTGTTAAAACTAAGTCTATTGAATTATTTTCAATTGTATCTAGATACTTAACTCCGTCTTCGTTTTTTACATCCATTGTAAATTTAGTTGTTTTGCAAGGGTTATTTTGCATTTTACTTATTTATTAATGTTATATTTTCATTTTGATTCTATAATTGCTAAAATGACAAAATTTAACATTTTCTTAGTGATCTGTAAATTTAGTATTTATAAATTACAATCTATACTGAAAAAAAATTTCTCTCCCCTCGATGCATTTTTACATTAATGTATAGTTTTTTTACAAAATATATTTAACTAATAAATATAATTAAACTATTATAATTACATTTTCAATACATTTTATTTTTGTTGCTTAAATATTTTTATATATAAAAATGCCTGTATATAAGTGTGAAAAATGTTGTTTTATTACAGAAAACAATTATAACCATCAAAAACATATAAAAA